CTTGACATTTTTTTTTACCTTTTTTTTAATTTTTTTAGGTGCTGACATTCTAGAGTTTTGTAATCTTCCTTCTCCTGATCCTGCACCGGCGGTCATTTTCATTTAGGCGTCCTTTTTTAAAGCACTAATCATTTTCTTATTATATGAAGAATAAGAATTAGTTCCAGATTCAGCTGTCTTTTTTAAATCTTTAACAGCTTTATTTTCACCTTCGTGAGTAGGTTTTTTTAAAGTTTTTGTTTTTATATCAAACATTATTGTGTCTTTATCAGCCATAATTAACCTTTTTTTAAAGCACTAATCATTTTTTTATTATGACTAGCATAAGAATTAGTTCCCGATTCAACTTCACTCACAACTCTTTTCTTTTCTTCGTCAAGATTGTGTTTTCCTTTTTCAGTATATGCATGTTCTGCATCTACTCGACCTAGTTCTTCTAGTTCGTTCATTTTTCTAGTGTTAGACATATTACTTATCTTTTTAGTTTAGAAATAAAAGATTTATTATCCGAACTAAAATTTGAATTTCTTTTTAGTTTAGATATAAAAGCTCTATTATCACTATTGTAATTAGAGTTACCTTTAGTCTTGTCCTGAATAGTTTTTGCAGCAGCTGCATCTTCATGTGGTGGATGAGCTTGTGGTCCAAAACCAGCAGCAGCTCCACTTGAATTGTACTGAACAGGTGTTGTAGTAGTCACTTGAGTTTTAGTCATTAGTATATTCCTCCAGTTATCTTTATTTTCTTCATGAAGTCTTTTTCTTCTTCTTCACGTCTTGTTTGTTGTTTTACTACTTCATCATCCGGATTCTGCATAGCTTTTTTAATCATTGCCGCAGGTTCAACAGCATCAGGAAATTTTTCATAAAATCTAGCATTAGATGCTTTAACATCTTTTACACTAAAGTTTTCTGTAGTGTAATTAGGTTCTGTACCTCGTCTAGTAAATGGGTTACTCATTTAAGTCCTCCGTTGTACTTAATTTTTTATTAAGTATAGACTGAAAACATGACTGTGTAAAGGTCGGAAGTAACATTTCGCTAATAGGATTTTTATTATGGCCAGTAGACCATGATAAACAGGGAGTTCCCTTCTCGTCCCATGCTACTAGGGCATATCCTTTAATATCCATTTTATCAGTTATCTTAATACACGCATCATGAAAAGCTTGTATTACTTGATCATCTTGTGCTTTTTCGATTTGTTTAGGACTAGGTGGCTTTTGTTTAAAAGGTCTATACCTATTAAGAGTAATAATGTTTGTTTTTATAGCGTTGTTTCCTCTGTTCATAATCTTCATCTTCGGGATCATCAGGATGAGCAATTAAAAAACCATCACGAATACGTAATAAAGCTTGTACACACGTATCATGAATATCATCAAATTTTCCATAAGGAAAAGCTGCTGATTCCTCTATTACACTTTTAGTCCAATCTTTATCCAAAGTAAACACTAATCCAGCTTCAAACATTGAAGTTACTGAGTGCGTTCTGGATACCTTATCTCTATCAGGAGTATAAGTAATTACAGGTACTCCTGATCTTCTCATATCTTGTATAAGAGATTGACCTGAAGCTCTTTTTTCTATTAATACTTGATCGGGATACCATTTTTCATAAGTATCTTGTGCTCTTTTTCTTAAATCGGGATATTCTAATCTTTCTTTCCATGCGTCTAATAATAAACATGCAGCATAAGGTTGATTTTCTTTATCTCTAGCTGTATAAACTCCCCATGTAGTACATGCAGAAAAGTCTGCGGAAGCTTTAGTAGAGAATGCAGTATCATAAGATTGAACAACATATGATAAAGTTGGAATTTTCTTTTCTGGATATATCTTCCACCAATCTCTTTTAATAATGGATCCTTCATCACCTGAAGGTTGTTGTTGATAAAGAGCTGACCATACTCTTTCTCCTACTGTACTTCTAATTTTTTCTAAATCATCTTTAGAATAAGCTTCAGGCCATAATGCATTTCCTTTTGAATCAATAGCAGGTAAATCTAAAATTTTCCAATCTTCTTTACTTTCATTTAAAATGTGACCAGCTAAATCATCTTGGTGCCATCTAGTTTGAATTATAATTATTTTTCCACCAGGTTGTAATCTAGTATAAGCGACTGACTTATACCATTCGATTAAATTTTTTCTTTGAACTTCTGACTCTGCGTCCTCTCTTCCTTTAATCGGATCATCTATAATTAATAAATGTGCACCTCTACCAGTGATTGCTCCTCCTGCACCTACAGCTGAATAAGTTCCTCCTTGCATTGTATGAAATCGTTTAGCTGAAGTTGAATCTGATCGAAGGCCTACTTGTGGAAATACATTGTTAAAGTCTGGACTAATAATTTGATTACGGACCTTTCGTCCAAAGTCATCTGCTAGTTCTTGAGCATAAGTAGATTGTATAACAAATTCATTAGGATTATTTCCTAGATACCAAGCTGGAAAGAACTCAGAGCATAACATTGACTTTCCATGTCGAGGTGGCATAAAAACTGCTAGTCTAGTTAGTTCTCCTTTTTCTAAAAGTTCTAGATTTTTAGAAATTAATCTTATATGAGCAGGATCCTTATAGCCAGGATATATATGTTTAGCATATTGTAATAAAGTTTTACGAGCTTCAGAAGTAGATAGTATCTTATTTAAATGTTCTACTACTTCACCTGCACGTTTATCCTTTGTTTTTCGGTAAATCTGAATAGCTGACTTTAACTGTTCTTTGATCTGGAGTTTTTGCATTTTGTAATCCTTGTCCTACTGCTCCTTTTCCTCGATAATCTTCAAAAGCTTTAGTTAATTTAATAAAAGGTTCTACTTCTTTTTTAACAATTTTTTGCCAATGTAAAGAAGGTTGTCCTATTTTATCTAAATACCAAGCTAATTTACTTGCATCTGCAAATCTTGAATTGATCATTTTTTGATGATGCAAGTCTCCTTCTTCTTTAGGGTTCCCTTCTTTATAAACTCTACTTTTAAAAATTTCATCATCATTATTTCCTGTTATATCAGCTCTATCATGTAAAACTTTAACTGGTACATCTTGCATGATATCTAACATATAAGCAATCTCTGAGAGCCACGCATCATTTTGTCCATGTAAACTTAAATGATCTAGACATCTAAACCAATCCCAAGGTACGATAGGAAATATACTATAAGGATGACCAGTGGATTCTTCGATCCGGAGCAACTTAAACTGGCCATCAAACTTTCCTATCTCTGAATCCCAATCTTTAGTCTGCATTATAGCATCATCATTAAAGATCATGATCCATGTACCTTGAGCATATACAGAGAGAGCATTGTTGTATCTATGTAAGTTTTCGTAACCAAGTCTTTTAAACTTAATTACTGATCTAGCAGGATGTTTAATATCTTTTAAAAAATCTATACTCTCCTGATCATCGTCATCTACTCCATAAAGTAATTGAATTTTATCTGGTTCTTTAGCATTATCTAATAGTGATTCGGTACATTTTTTAACTAAAGAAGTTCTTTTACGAGTAGGAAGTAAAACTGATATAGACATAACTCACCTTAGTATGTTTATATGAATATATAAACAAAAATATGTGCCCACCGTCCTCCCTGTTTCAAGTAAGTCTCCCTACTGTTTAGTGAAACAGCACCTAAATTACTTTTTATTTCGTAATGAAACTATTAAAGTTCCATAATATCCAGTAATTAGGTTCAGTGCCAAAATTATTTTTTCTAATATCCAAGATATTAATAAACTTGCATATCTAAATAATTTTAGAATAAGCTGCACTATATAAATGGGAATTAAAGTTACTCCCATTAACAATAAGCATATACTTACTGTTATAAAATCTAAAGTTTTTTCCAATAATTTAATTCGTTAAGTTTAAGAAAGAAAAATGATTAATAGTATAAGAACAACTAAAGCTATTCCACAGCTCATGCTAGTTGATTTACATAAAGGACACATTCCGTCTTTCCATAATTTTGAAGAAAAAGGTATATATTGACATATAATAAAAGATTTAAGCCAAGACACTATACTTTTAATTTTATTTGTTATTTTTAAAATCATAAGATACTCCTTATATTTTTTTTCGTAGGCTACTATTTAAAAAGTTAAATGTACAGCTATAAAATTTATATACATTTAATTCATTCATCACTCTTTCTATCTCTTTCTCCCTAGAAAGAGCCCATTCGCTTTTCAAACTTAATACGTTTTTTTTCGTTCAAACTTAATACGTTTTTAAATACTATTTATTTAAATTAGTTTTTTATTTTAGATTAGTT